GTATTGTAACCACTGCTCCACTATCCACTCAAAATCCTGAGGATTGGTTTGATAACCAAACTATTTCACTACAAGGTGGTCGTGTTGAGGTAAGTTGGAATTCTATCGCCAACCGCCCAACAACTACTGAGTACGCTAGAAATAGAAATTCACGTTTTGATGAGTTCCACGTTGTAATCTTTGATGATACTGGCGATGTAACTGGTAATGCTGGATCAATTCTAGAAAAGAATATTGGTATTTCCAAAGCTCGTGATGCTGAGTTCTCAGTAGGTACTCCCTCTTACTGGAGAAAGCATCTCGCCAATACTTCAAGTTATGCTTTTGGTGGATCACAACCAGTTGGTGTTGTTACTACTTCCTTTGAGGAAGGTGGTAATGGATTCACTTTAGAGAATGGCGGAGAGTGGGATCAGCAAGCACGTAACATTTCTTTTGATTCTTGTGGTAACCTTCAACTAGTAATGGAAGAAGGAACTAACTACGATGGATTTAAGGACCTTGAGAAAGACGGAGCACTTAGAGTAGAAGTTGGCGATATCGCCAAAGGATATGATAATTTCGAGTCCAATGATGATACAAATGTAGATTTCCTACTTATGGGATCTGCTGCTTATGGAGAAGCAGAAGCACAGTCATTAGCAAATAAACTAATTGCTGTTGCTGAGTTAAGAAAGGATGCAATCGCATTCATCACACCTTATAGAGGATCACAAATCACTGATAGCGGTTCTGGTGCTCAGGTTACTATTTCTTCTAATACCGTAACCGACAACATCATCAACTTCTATTCAACAGTTGGTTCTTCCTCATATGCTATCTTTGATTCGGGATACAAGTACATGTATGACCGTTTCGCTGATAAGTTCCGCTATGTCCCCCTCAACGGAGACATCGCTGGTTGCTGCTGCCGCACCGACCAAGTTGCCTTCCCATGGTTCTCACCAGCAGGCACTACAAGAGGCGCTATCCTAAATGGTGCTCGCCTAGCATACAACCCCACTCAGGCACAGAGAGACCGCCTCTATGGCGCTCGTGTCAATCCAATCATCTTTGCTGGTGATATTGGTGGGATGATTCTATATGGTGATAAGACCGGTCTATCCGCTGCTTCTGCCTTTGATAGAATCAACGTTCGTCGTCTTTTCATCTATGTTGAAGACGCTATTGCTGCCGCCGCTAAGGATCAACTCTTCGAGTTCAACGATGAGGTCACCCGTACCAACTTCGTGAACATCGTAGAACCTTTCCTACGTGACGTTCAGTCTAAGAGAGGCATCACCGACTTCATCGTTGTTTGTGACGAAACAAACAACACTCCTGCCGTTGTAGACAGGAATGAATTCGTTGCTGACATCTTCCTCAAACCAACGCGCTCCATCAACTTCATTGGTCTAACATTCGTTGCTACTCGTAGTGGCGTCTCCTTTGAAGAGATTGTGGGCACTGTATAATTCACTTCTCTACCTTCTAACCCGGAGTTATAAATCCAATGGCAAGTACCAGAAAACAGGTAGAATCTCCCGTATTGAGGACGATTAGTGACTTCAAAGCAAAACTGACTGGTGGCGGTGCTCGCCCCAATCTATTTGAAGTCGTTCTTCAGTTTCCTCTTTCGGCACCTACCGACACAGATACACTACAGAAGTCACGCTTCCTAGTCAAGGCAGCAGCACTTCCCGCTTCAAATATTACACCCATCGATGTTCCATTCCGTGGTCGTGTTCTAAAAATCGCAGGTGATAGAACCTTCGATACTTGGACTATTACAGTTCTAAACGACACCGACTTCGCAATCCGCTCTGCCTTTGAGAAGTGGATGAACACAATGAACAAGATGGAAGACGCAACGGGAACACAGGACCCAGCAGACTATCAGTCTGATGCTTATGTCTATCAGTTAGATAGAGATGGTTCTACTCTCCGTACATATCGCTTCCACGATGTATTCCCAACTAACATTTCAACGATCGATCTAAACTACGAAACCACTGATACCATTCAGGAATTTACCGTAGAGATGCAGGTCCAGTGGTGGGAAGCAATCAAAGGAAATGGTTCCAAAGCAGGTGGAGAAGATATCTTCTAAACCAAAAATATATCTATCACAAGGGGGTCCTGATGGACCTCCTTTTTTATGTGCTAAATAATAAGACAGGTTATTAATATCACACCTTTTAATTATGGCGAGACTTTTTGGTTTCCAAATCACAGATGGACCACCAGAACGCCCAGGTTCTATTAGTCCCGTTCCCGAGAATAACTCGGACGGGGTTGAATATTATGCTTCTGGCGGATTTGGAAGACAATTTATTGATATCGAAGGTGTATTCAGAACTGAATACGAACTTATTCGTAGATATAGAGAGATGGCGCTCATCCCTGAAGTGGATAGTGCTATTGAAGATGTAGTCAACGAAGCAATTGTTAGCGATACATATGAATCACCGGTCCAGGTTGAACTCAGCAATGTAAATGCAAGCGAGAAAGTAAAGAAGATTATTAGAAATGAGTTCCAATATATCAAAGAGATGCTTGACTTTGATAAGCGGGCTCACGAGATTTTCCGTAACTGGTATGTCGATGGTCGTCTTCACTATCTGAAGGTTATCGATTTTGAGAAACCTCAAGACGGTATCATGGATCTAAGATATATTGATCCAATGAAGGTAAAGTTTGTTCGTAAGATCAATCAGAAATCTAATAAGTTCCCCAATGCTCAGCGGGTTCTTACTGTAAACAACACAGGTAATCAAATTCCCAATGCTAGAAATGATCAGTTTAGTCCTCTTATCGATGAGTACTACGTTTATAGTCCCGGCGCTTCTAGTAGCGGGTATGTCAATTCTCCTGGCGTATACAATGGTGGTACCAATGCAACGTCAGGAATCAAAATTGCAAAAGATTCCATTGCCTATTGTAATTCAGGACTAGTAGATAGAAACAATCAGACTGTCTTGTCTTACTTACACAAGGCAATCAAACCAATCAACCAACTCAAAATGATTGAGGATGCGATTGTAATCTATCGTCTATCCAGGGCACCAGAGCGTAGAATCTTCTATATTGATGTTGGTAATCTACCCAAAGTAAAAGCAGAGCAATACCTCCATCAGGTAATGCAACGTTATAGAAACAAACTCACCTATAACTCTGCTACTGGTGAGATGAAGAACGACAAGAAAGTGATGTCCATGCTAGAGGACTTCTGGTTGCCTCGTCGTGAAGGTGGTCGTGGTACTGAGATCTCAACTCTCCCAGGTGGTCAAAACCTAGGAGAGATCAGCGATCTTGAGTATTTCAGAAACAAGTTATATGCTTCACTCAACGTCCCATCATCCCGTGCCCCTGGCGGTAACGAAGGATTTAACATGGGTCGTTCATCTGAAATTCTAAGAGACGAAGTTAAGTTCTCTAAGTTCGTGGCACGTCTTCGTAAGAGATTCGCGGCACTATTCAGTGACCTTCTCAAGACACAATTGGTCCTCAAAAACGTCATCACTCCTGATGACTGGGAAGCAATCAAGGATAATATTCAGTATGACTTTTTATATGATAATCACTTTGCTGAGTTGAAGGAGACAGAACTTCTACAGGAGCGTCTCAATCTTCTTGCTCAGGCAGAACCTTATATCGGCAAGTATTACTCCCAAGAGTATATTCGTTCTAAGATTCTCCGTCAGACTGATGGTGAAATGGAAGAACAGGATGATAAGATCAAGAAAGAGATTGAGGATGGGGTCATCCCAGATCCAAGTACGATTGATCCGATTACTGGTGAACCTTTACAACAAGATCCGTTTGTGAATCCAGATACTCTTGATGCTGGTAGTGCTGTTGCTGATACTGCTGGTGCTGCCGCTGCTATGAATGCTCCCGCTGGTGCTGGAGCAGGGGCACCTAAGAATCCAGGTTTACCTAAACCAATGGAGGGGCAGTTGTAAACTTGCTAAATAAATTATATTATAGTTTTTATTATGGACAACGTAGTAGACGCTATTGCGGTTGGAGATGCCCCTTCTGAGATTACTCAGGATATCAAGGACGTTCTTTACCGTAAAGCAAGCGAAAGAATCGACACCTATCGGGAAATTGTTGCTGACCGCCTCTTTGATGGTCAGGAAGAATCCGATGATGAAGAGGAATCTGAATACGAAGGTGAAGAAGAATGATTAAGATTGTCTATTCCGAAGTGGAGTGTCCCTCCTCTGGAGATGAAGCAATTGATTTGGATCATTCTACTGGTGTAAGAGCCGTAAATACTTCATCTAATAGTAGTGCTATTCTGCATTTACTGGATGAAACCGGCGTAGATAAGACGATTACTCTCGTCCCATTAGAAAGTTTAATTCTAAAAAAGGCGTTAGCAACAAAGGTCTGGACTGCGTCAGAAAAAGTTCGTATCTCTGGAGTAAGCATTTACTAAAATGAAACTAATCACAGAAGAAATTAACAAGGTAGAATTTATCGTCGAAGAACAGGACGGCAAAAAGTCTATGTTCATCGAAGGTATTTTTCTACAAGGCAACCAAAAAAATCGTAACGGTCGGGTTTACAGAACGGAGACTCTAGCGAGAGAAGTTGGTCGTTACAATGATCAGTATGTTGAAAGTGGTCGTGCCCTAGGTGAACTAGGTCATCCCGATGGACCTACTGTAAATCTTGATAGAGTATCCCATAAGATTGTTTCCCTAACTCAAGAAGGAAACAACTTTATTGGTAAAGCAAAACTCTTAGAAACCCCAATGGGAAAGATCGCCAAAAACCTTCTTGGTGAAGGTGTAAAACTTGGTGTTTCTTCTCGTGGTGTCGGTTCTCTAAAAGAGACCCGTGAAGGTTATAAACTAGTTGGTGAGGATTTTATGCTCTCAACTGCTGCCGATATTGTGGCAGATCCAAGTGCGCCTGATGCTTTTGTACAGGGAATCATGGAAGGAAAAGAGTGGGTAATGGTTGATGGCATCCTAAGGGAGCAGCAAATCAAAGACACAGTATCTACTATAAATAACCTAGTAGCAAGCAGGCAGTTGGAAGAAAAGAAACTTGAACTTTTCAACAACTTCCTCTCAAACCTATAAAATCTATAAATAAATATAGATTTTAACTAAAATCACACTCGTCGGTAGCAACTAATTACAAGACATGGAAAACGTAGTAACGAAAGGTGCTAAGGCTGCTGAACCTATGGATAAGGTTTCACCCAGCGTAGTCGCCGGACAATCAATTAACGATCTCGGCGGTCCTACGCCCGAGAACTATACAAATGAGCCAGAAGGTCCTGCTAAACTCAAGGACGCTGCTGCCCCACTATCCCAAGTAAAGGATGTAGTGAATAAGGGAGCAGGTTCTGCGGACGGCATGGAGAAAATGGCAGACGCTAAAGTAGTACCCGGAAGCAATTCTGGTGGAACTACTGATAGTCGTTCTGCTGCTTCTAAGGCTGAATCAGTCCCATCCTCTGTTGTTCCTGGTCAGAAAAAGACCAAGAAGGAAGATGTAGAGGTTGAGGGCGAAGTAATCGAGGAAGATGAAATTCTTATCTCCGAGATCGATGTTGAAGAAGACGTTAACGCACTTCTAAGTGGTGAAGAACTCTCTGAAGAGTTCCAGAGCAAAGCTCGTACCATCTTTGAAGCAGCGATCCGCAACAAAGTTGCTATCGTCAAAGAAGAACTCCAAACTCAATACGAGGGAAAACTCACTGAAGAGCTTGCTCTAATCCGTGAATCCCTAACTGAGCGTGTAGACGCTTACTTGGAGTACGTCGCCGATGAGTGGATGGCAGAAAATGCCCTCGCCGTCGAGCATGGACTCAGAACTGAAATGTCAGAGAGTTTCATCTCTGGTATGAAGTCTCTATTTGATAGTCACTATGTCTCTATCCCTGAGGAGAAGTATGATGTAGTTGAGTCCATGGTTGAGAAACTTGATGACATGGAAGATAAACTCAATGAGCAAATTGAGCGTAATGTCGCTCTTAATGCACGCCTAGGAAGTGCTGTCGGTGAATCAATTTTCACCCAAGTTGCCGAAGGTCTCGCTGAGACACAGAAGGACAAACTTGCCGCTCTTGCTGAAAATGTTGAGTTTGATGGTGAAGTAAGTTACAGAGAAAAACTAGAAGACCTTAAGGAATCTTATTTCCCCTCCGGTCGTTCTAGCGCTGTCTCTACTAGAAACAGTGTCGAAGACCTCACTGAAGAGGTAAATGTAGCAGAAGGATCTGCTCATGTATCTGATTCTATGATGGTATATCTACAAACTCTCGACAGAGTTTCTAAAAAGTGAATTATTGATTATTAAATCAAACCAATAAACCAAACAAGAGGTTAAACAACAATGTACAATTCCGCTGACTCACAGTATCTCCAGGAGAAGTGGTCGCCTATTCTAGACCACGAAGGTGGTATTGAAGACGCCCATAAGCGTGCTGTAACCGCACAACTCCTAGAGAACCAGGAAATCGCCCTATCCGAAGAGCGTGCATTCCTTTCCGAAACACCTACAATCAACACTGACCCCAACGCCACCGGCAACCCCGGATTCTCTGGTAGTGGCGATCAGTCTGTTGCTGGTTTTGACCCCGTTCTAATCAGCCTCATCCGTCGTTCTATGCCCAACCTAGTGGCATATGACATCTGTGGCGTTCAACCAATGAACGGTCCTACTGGACTCATCTTCGCGATGCGCTCCCGTTATGACTCACAGATCGGTAACGAGACCTTCTACAACGAAGTCGATACCGCCTTCTCTGCACAGAACAAGCAAGGCACCGCTACTCAGGGTAACTACTCTGGTCAGGTTGGCGCTGGCGCTACCGTTGGTCTAGGCACCACTGCTCAGAAGGGCAACAACCCCGCAATCCTCAACCCCCTACCCGGTGACCAGCTTGGTTACAATGTCGGTCAGGGCATGAAGACTCAGGACTCCGAGGCTCTAGGAGAGACCGGAACTGAGTTCAACGAAATGGGATTCAGCATTGAGAAGGTTACCGTGACCGCTAAGTCACGCGCCCTCAAGGCACATTACTCCATGGAACTCGCCCAGGATCTCAAGGCGATTCATGGTCTAAACGCAGAAGCAGAACTCGCTAACATCCTATCCAGCGAGATTCTATCTGAGATCAACCGTGAGGTTGTCCGTACCGTTTACAAGACTGCCGTTCCTGGCGCTCAGAACAACGTTGCTACACCTGGCGTATTCGACCTAGACGTTGACTCCAACGGTCGCTGGTCTGTTGAGAAGTTCAAAGGACTTAT